ACCTCGTGCTACTTGGCCAGGGCAACCACGAGACCAGCGTTGCCAAGCGACTTGAGTTCTGCGTGCTTGAGGCCTTGACCGAACGCATCCAGTCGCAGGGCGGGATAACGCGCGTAGGCGGCTACTCGGGGTTCATCAAGCTAAGCATTCAGCGTGCACAGCAGCGGCATAGTAAGCGGCTATGGTACGACCACGGCTTCGGCGGTGGCGGCCCGGTGACGATGGGCAAGATCGACTTCAACCGTTACATGTCGCGCGTCGATGCCGACATCATTGTTGCCGGCCACGTGCATCACAAAGAGGCGTTCCCGGTTCGCCTGGTGACGACGACGGCTACCGGCCGCGTGATTCAGAAGGAGATTTGGAACCTACGCTGCGGCTCGTACAAAGACGAGTTCCGAGGCGGCGAGGGTGGCTGGCACGTTGAACGGGGCATGGGGCCGAGGCCGCTGGGCGGCTGGTGGGTTATCATGTACCCAAGCAAGCGTGGCGGCCTGGAGACGTACCACATCGCCATTGAACCTACGCGATACTGAGGCCGCACATGGATGACTGCCTAGGCGACCACACGCAGCCTCGCGCGTTCGGCACGGTCAAGATACGCGGCAAGCGTTACGAGGTGGTGTTTACCGACGACATCGACAAGGATCACGACGCCTGCATAGACGCACCTAGCAAGCCGCACCGCAAGATCTACGTTCGGCCGCACATCGCATACGACAAAGACTACCTGATGCAGCTGATGCTGCACGAATCGCTGCACGGCGGGCTGTGGGATTTGGATGAGGAAGCAGTCGATCAGCTGTCAAGAGATCAGGCGGCTATTGTTAAGCGTGTGAGCAAGTACAAACCGTGAGTGCGATAAGAGATACTAGGATGATGGCGCGGTCGCTGGAGCAACGCTGGCCGATGACGGCCGAGCAGCGGCAGGCGGTGATTGATCGGCTGCTTAAGATCATGTCCGATCCGCTGGCTAGTCACCGCGAGGCTACCAGTGCGGCCAAGGCCTTGATGAGTGCGGAGCAGCAGAACCAAAAGGACGAACACACACACGATGCCGCTGACGACGACCGAAACCGATTTCTTGCTATCGCTGAGCGACTCGGACTTGTTCAGGGTTCTGCAGGAATTACCGACCGCCGAACAGGCGGAGGTATTATCGACGCTCGCGTCACGGAAACCGATCGATGAGCGTGACGCCGACAACATCCGCAAACAGAAGAAAAGGAAGTCGGCCCGCGACATCACGATCCCGCCGCCAGCCGAACCGAGCCGACGCAATGAGTGTCTCGGCGAACCAGAGCTGTTCCTGCGGACTTACTTTGCTGACACGTTCTCGCAGCCGTTCACTGGCAGCCGGCGTGAGATGCTGCGGTCTATTATCGATGCTGCGATGTACGGCGGGGATTACGCGGTGGCGGCACCACGCGGCGAGGGCAAAACACGCCTGGCCCTTTACGGTGCGGTGTACCTGATGCTAAGCGGCTTGTCATCATTCCCGATTGTCATCGGCAAGTCGCAGATCAAAGCACAGAACGAACTCAAGACGATCAAGGAAAAGCTCCAGCAATCGGAGCTGCTCATCGCCGACTTTCCCGAGGTTGGCGTGCCGTTCCGCGAGGTAGGCGGCTGGTCGTCTCGCGCACGCCTGCAGACTGCCGGCGGATCGCTGACCAACATCGAGCTAGCAGCCGATCACATCATCTTCCCGACGATTACGCGTGACTGCCTAGACCGCTGGCCGAGCGACTGCGAGCCTTGCAGCCGGGGCCAGATCATGAGCAGCCTAGGTGTCGACGGTCCGATCCGAGGCACCAACTACCGCGACAGGCGGCCCACGCTGGCCATCCTAGACGACATCGAGAGCAAGCAGACTGCGGACTCAGACACGACCATCGAAGCCAACCAAGACATCATTGAGAAGGATGTCGGCGGCCTCGGGCCGAACGGGACGCGCGTATCTCGGGTGATGCTCTGCACGACACAGAACCGCAAGTGCGTTGCCTACATGTACACCGACCGCAAGCAGAAGCCAAGCTGGAAGGGTGTTCGGTTTCGGTCGCTGGTCACACCGCCTGACCGTGTCGACCTGTGGGATGAGTACATCGAGATGCGGCAGGGACGCACCGACGACGATCCCGACGCCAGGGAGGCGCACTGGTTTTACCTGAACCAACGCGAAGCGATGGATGCCGGGGCCGTCGTGGGCAACGAGCACAGTTACGATACGCGGCCATCATCCGACGGCGATCCGATCGAGGTCTCGGCCTTGCAAGCCTACTACAACCGCGTTGCCGACTTTGGGCGTGATGCGGTGGCCACGGAGTACGATAACGACCCGCCGCCGCCGTCTGGGCCTGATACTTCAAGCCTGACCGCCGAGCTGATTATGGGGCGTATGAGCGGCCTGGAGCGACGCCAGGTGCCAGCCGGTGCTACCGTGGTGACGGTCGGGGTGGACGTCGGCAAGTACGCGTGTCACTGGGTGATGACGGCTTGGGGTGCCGGTGCTGCTGGCACGGTCATCGACTACGGGGTCATCGAGGTGGCCGGAACCTCGGCGGCGATGGATGACGAGTCAAGCGAGCCGGCGATCTTCCGAGCACTGGCGGGGTTCCGCGACGAGCTACTGGCCACTGAACTGGTCGACGCCTCGGGAGGGCAGCGAAAGGTTAGCGCGGTGTTCGTCGACTCGGGCAGCTACACCACCGCCGTCTATGAGTTCATTCGCCAGGTCGGCGGCAGCCCGTTCTTTGCTGCTAAGGGCGTGTCGCCCTACTACCCGCCAACGGCCAACAGTGAGGGCAAGCGTGTAGGTAAGAACCTACACTGCTCACACCAGCCGGCGGAGAAGCTCTGGCTCTACAACCTACACACTGACTTTTGGAAACGCTTTGTTCATGAGCGGTTCCTGACGCCGACGTTTGACGAGAACAACAACATTCGCCGAGGTAGCCTGTCGCTGTTTTATCCTGAGCACGCCAAGAGGCATTTGAGCTATGCGAAACACATCACCGCCGAGATGCTTTGTGAGGAGTTCAAGGAGGGCAAAGGAACTAAGGTATACTGGCGCGTGCTCAACCGGAACAATCACTGGCTCGATGCAACGTACATGGCAGCGGCAGCGGCGAGCCTATACGGCATTGACGTGCTCGACTCAGCGGCGACGATTCAGCCTGTGCCGGCGGCACAGATGCCGAGACGCTCTGATCGGCCGAAGCAAAGACCGCAGCAGGGACGTTTCAAGCAGCGACCAGGCGGATGGGTGCAGGGTGTGAGGAATCGATAACTTTGGGAGGCAAGATGAAAGACAAACCGCGCGTAATGATGGGCATGCCAAACTATGACGGCACTGTCCAGATAATGGCATCGGTCACGTTTCTGCAGACTGGCTGCACCGAGACCAACTGCCAAGTCGTCGAGCGAGTATCAAGCGGCGGGAGCCTGCTGGCCCGGTCGTTCAACATGCTCTGGGCGCAGGCTATCAACATGGCTCGAAGCGGCAAGCTCGATTACTTTGTAATGCAGCACGCCGACCTAGCACCGGAGCCAGGCTACGTCGATAAGCTGGTGCACATTCTGGAAAAGAATGACGCCGACGTGGTATCAGTTGTGGTACCAATCAAGGATCAACGTGGGCTGGTTTCAACGGGCCTGTGCTCGATGACTGACCGGTTCATTCCCGGGCGTCGCTTTACGATGCGTGAGATGACGCAGGAAGGTATGCCGGCCACGTTCGACTCAGAGGCCATCGGGCACGGCGATAAGGCTCTGCTGATTAACACTGGCTGTTTTATTGCTGACGTTCGCAAAGGCTGGGCGCAGGCTCAAGACAAGAGCGGCTACCTGCTGAGCACGTTTTCAATCGATGACCGAATCCGCGACATTGGCGACAAACTGGAGGTGGGAGTTGAACCAGAAGATTGGCGATTTAGCCGATACCTGCACGCAAGTGGAGCGAAAGTTCTCGCCACTCGGGAAATCACCGCCTTGCATTTTGGGAGCACGGCTTACACAAACGAACGCGCCTGGGGAGCCTGGCAACATGACCAAGAAGCGGAAAGCCGCTGGACGACCGGCGAAGATTACCGAATCAGGCTTGCCAGTGAAGCCAGCACCGTTTGACGCACCGGGCTGCGTTGCGTGCGAGTCGATTCGCCCCAAGGGCACGAACTACTCTCGGGTGTATTCGATTCACAGAACGACCGGGCGCGTGTTTCGATACTGCCGCTGCGGGTTTTGTGGCAATACATGGAAGGTCGTTTCCTCGACTTGATTTACAATTGATATTGTAAACAGGCACCGTATTCGATCGGTGTTTGCTAGTTCATGCTTTATCATTTTGGCATGGACCCACAAACCCTACTGAACCTAATCAACGAAGCGATTGCTGCTCTCCTAACCGGCGGGCATCAATCGTATTCTATTGGTGCGCGGTCAGTGACCAAGCTCGACCTTCGATCGCTATTTGAAGAGCGGCGGATGCTTGAGATGGAGGTCGACCGTCAGCTCAACGGTGCGGCTCGCCTGGCCAAGTTCGGGAGGGTCCGAACGTGATTGCAGGCATGGTTGATTCAATCGTTGCTGCGTTCTCACCGGCGGCTGGTGTGCGTCGCCAGCAGGCCCGCAAGTTGCTGCGGAACTATCAGGGCGCCGAGCGAACTAGGCTCAACAGCAACAAAAGACCCCAGAACCTGCCGGCTGATACCGAGATCGGTGGCGCGCTCGGAGCGGACGCCCTGCGTGCCCGTGCTCGCATGCTGGTGCGTGACAATGCCTACGCTTGGGGCGTCGTCGATACGATCGTCAGCAGTGTGGTCGGGTGCGGCATCGAGGCGATGTCGGCACTTGAGACTCCGCTCGGCGAGGACCGTGAAGACCAGAACGAACGCCGGCAAGAGGTCTGGCGCCGCTGGATGCAGCACTGCGACTACACAGGCCGCTTTAGCTTCCATGAGATCCAAGCGTTGATTCAACGTGAGATCGTCGAGGCCGGCGAGGTGCTGGTTCGGTTTCGAAACGTGCCGCTGCGTCACAAGGGCGTAGAGCGACAAGTGCCGCTGGCCATCGAGCTGATCGAGGCTGACCAACTGGCAAGCGAACGCGACACGCTGGTTGTTCGGCCTGAAACCGGGATTCGCATTTCCCGAGGCGTTGAGACTGACATCGATGGCAAGGTGCTGGCGTACTGGCTATACCCCGAGCACCCGCTGAGCCCGTACCACGTTCGCCGCGAGCCTGTGCGTGTGCCGGCATCCGAGGTGCTGCATCTT